GTCGGCGCTGCTGCCATGACCTCAATTGTGGCAACTACGGGCGTCCTCGGCCCTCTCGCCATCGCTATTGGCGCAGCCGGCGTCGCCTGGTATCTCTTCCGCGACCGCACTGCCGAGGCTATGCGGGATTCCGCTGCGGCTGTGGCTACCGGCGCCGAGTCCATGCGGAGAAACATCGCCAACATCCTGCGCGATGTTCACGACATGCCGACGTCGTTCTCGCGCAAGGCTGTGGACATGGAGCGCGACCGGATTGTCGAAGGTCAGGGCAAACTGCTGAAGGCTAAAGAAGACCTTAAGAAGCAGTACGGCATTAACTCTGACAAAGAGGTAGATGCCTTCATCAGTTCGTCCACCTCCACGAACAGTGCGGGGGAAACCTACACCAAGACAGGGGCCAAGTACGACGCGCTTGTCGCCTATCAGGAACTTAAGAAGGCGCAGCAGCAGTCGGTGAAGGACTTCGCCAAGATCAATAATACGGTCGAGGGCATCGCTGCTGAAAGAGCAGCGGTTAAAGATGAGGTTACCAAACCTGACAAACCATTGAAGAACTTTGAAGGCCTTGGCGGAGGAGGTCGCGCCGACCGCGAAGCTGGTAAGTATGAGAGCCAACGCCTCAAGAACGTGCTCAAGGATCAGGCTACCATTGAGAAGCTGTATGACTCTCACTACAAGCGCCTGATTGCCGTTGAGAACGCATCTGCTGCGGCAGGGCTAATCACCCGTGAGCAGGCAGAGGAGAAGATTAGTGATCTGACTGAGGAGCAGACCAATGCTCGAATCCAGATCAATGAGGGCTACCACGCCAAACTAAAAGAAATGATGGACTCGTCCAACAAGATGTCTGCATCGCAACGTGAGCAGATCGAGGGCGAGATGGAGCGGCGTGGACTTCTGCTGCTTGAACTTCAGGAAGAAATCACGCTGAAGCGTGAACTCGCCAATATCGCTTCCAAGGGTTACCAGGAAAAGTTCAACAAGGACCTCGACAAGAACGCTGTCGATCTCACTAGGGAACTCGAACTCGCCAAAGCAGGGGTCTACGGAAAAGCCAAGAATCCTATTGAGCGTGCTCGTGACAACGGAGAAACCTTGGTCAGCAATCGTTACGCTCAGATGATGCAAGAGGCGGTTGATGCCCGCATTCGCGCTGAGGAAAGCGGTAACGAAGCCTCCATCAAAGCGACAGCGGAACGTCTTGACCTGCTGGATAAAGAGGTACAGGCAGCTAAGGCTTACTACGGCGATCAGTACGCCGCCCTTGCTGAGTACCAGCAGACGGCAACCTATGGCTGGAACAAATTCTGGGAAAACTACCAGGAAAAAGGCACTACCGCTGCAATGGTTGTTGAGCAGTCGATGGAAAGCGTCACCAAGAATATTGAAGACGCGATGGCCGAGATGGTCCGGACAGGGACCCTCGACTGGAAGAAGATGGTTACTTCCATCATGGCTGACGTTGGACGTATTGCTTCCAAGGGGTTGCTGTCTGAGGCTGGCAAGTTGCTGCCGTTCGGAAAGACTGTCGGCAAGGGGGGTGAGATTAGTGAGGAAGGTGCTTTTGGGGGGGCGCTCAACCCTGTAGTTGACGGGCTCAAACGGATGTGGTCTGCCTTGACTGGCACCTCGGAAGCGACTGAGAACGCCACCGCCAAGACCGCTGAGGGTATCGTCAAGATGGTGACGAAGACCTCCACGGAAACGGCTGCTACATCATCGCTGGTACAGCTTGCATCGGCAGCACAGTTGGCAGCAACTTCGTTGGCTACTGTCGGGGCTGGTAAGGGGGCTGCGGGGCTTCTCGGGTCCGTGGGCAGCGGAACTAGCGTAGGGGGAATTTCATCTCTCGCAGGTTCTTTCGGAGGGGCCTCAACTTCAGGCGTTTCTGACTTCATGAGTCTGCTCCTAGCCGCAGACGGGCACGCCTTCTCGCCCAGCCTGGTTAAAACATTTGCCAAGGGCGGCGCTTTCAGCAACTCCATTGTCAACAGCCCCACCTTGTTTAAGTTCGCTGACGGAACCGGGATGATGGGTGAGGCAGGCCCTGAAGCAATTATGCCACTTGCTCGTGACGGACAAGGAAGACTTGGGGTAAGATACGAACCAAGACAACCTCCTTCCCAATATCAAAAAGCGGCACAGCCTGCAGAACCAGCACAAAACAACATCCGTATCGTAAATGCCTTTGATACGAGCGTTGTTGGGGACTACATGGGGAGCACCGAAGGGGAGAAGATTGTGATTAACGCAATCAGGAAGAACCAGAACACTGTAGCTCGAATGATTTCACAGTAACCCTAATTTAGGCACCCTAGTAGTGACGTTTTTTGAGAAAGAGAACAACAGTAAAACCCACAAGAAGGGGCAGAGATGACCCATCTCGTGTGGCCGTTCATGCCCCAACACGGGGTCGACGAGGTCCTTGAGTGGAAGACCGACGTTCTCCGTGCGAAAGCCGGAGAGCAGAGGGTCGCCCTTCGTGACGTGCCACGCCAGATTTTCAGTTACAAGGGGTTCATGACCGAGCACCAGGCGTCTCTGGCTCGGGCTATGGCTTACGGGTGGGGCCACGGCCAGTTCGGTATCCCTGTGTGGGTTGAGGCATCGTTCGTGGGCGACATTTCTGCGATTGCAACCTCTGCCCTAGTGGATACGACCACCGCCGACTACCGCGTCGGCGGGCTGGCTTTGTTGTGGGAGAGCGAGGAAAAGTTTGTAGAGGTAACCGTCACTTCCCTGACCTCTACACAAATAAACTTTACAGCCACAGGGGTCACCTTTACTTCCGCATACGCCTGCCCTCTACGGGTCGGTAAGTCACTCAACGGTCTCACCCTGCGGAGGGGTCCGAATTCTCTCGTCAAGTCTGACGTTGAGTTCAGGGTGGAGGATAACGTCGACCTTGGTACTTCAGCAGGCTTCCCTACGCTGGGTGGAATCGACGTCCTGACTGACCTCGTGTACTACCTAGGCAGCCACGAGGAAAGGGTCATCCGGGAAGTGGAGATCATGGACAACGAGACCGGGATAGTTTATGCCCCGGCGAAGTACGCCCAGACCGACCAAGTTTTTACCCTGGCGTTCAGCACGCAGGACCGTACCAGCCTGACCCGCATCCGTAAATGGCTGCACCTTCGCAAGGGAAAGCTGAAACCCTTCTGGCTAATCAGCCAAGCGCATGACCTGACGCTCCTGACCAACATGCTTTCCACAGATACGAGCATTGAAGTCCGGAGCATTAAGTATGGGGTGTATTGCACAACCAGCGCCATAGAGATTTTAAGGAAGAACGGAACGGCAACCTATCACCTTGTCACGTCTGGTTCGACGGTAGGTAACGTCGATGTACTGTCCTTTTCAGTTGCCGCAGGGACCGCAGCAGCCGTGGCCGACATCGAGCGCATCAGCTTCATGCGCAAGGTTTGCCTTGCCTCTGACCGGGTCGAGATCAGCCATCAGGAAAACGCCTCGGCTACGATCAAGATACCTGTCCGTGAGGTGCTAGCATGACCTACGCGACCCTTGAAACCTCCATCTCTGATGGGCAGCCCGTCGAACTATACGAATTCATCAATGGCTCTACGGCCTATCGCTATACTAGCTCAGACGGCGATGTGAGCTACGGCGGAAACACCTACACCGCCGTGCCGATCGCCCGCGGCGCCGTCGAGGCGACTAGCGAAACCGCCCGCCTGGCGCTGGAAATCACCTGCGCCCGGACGCTCGGCGTGCTCGACCTGTTTTCCACCATGCCGCCGGACGAGATCGTCGCCGTCAGCCTGCGCCGCCTGCATGCCGGTGACGGCGAAGCAATTACGATGTGGATGGGGCGTATCCTGAACGTGACATGGAACAGCGTGGCGGCAGAAATCCACTGTGAGAGCGTCTATACCTCGCTCAAGCGCACCGGCCTGCGCCGCCTCTATCAGAAAGCCTGCCCGCATGTGGTCTATGGCCCCGGCTGCGGCCTGGCCCGCGCCAGCTTCAAGCAGACCAAAACGCTGGCTACGGTCGCCGGCTCGTCGCTGACCATTGCCTCGATTGGCGTGGCAGACAACTATTTTTCAGGCGGCTATCTCGAATGGACGAGCAGCGGTGTGGCGCATCGGCGCGCGATCCGCTCGCAGATCGGCGGAACCTTGATCCTGAGCTTCCCGCTGCCCGGCCTGGCCGCGTCCGCGTCGGTCGATCTGTATCCCGGCTGTGACCACACGCTGGCCACCTGCACCGGGAAATTTTCCAACACGCCGAACTACGGCGGGATGCCGTACTTCCCGGAAAAAAATCCGTTCAACGGCACGCCCATTTACTGAGCCATCATGAACTTTGTCTTTCAACTTGCGCTCCTCGTCGTCTCCTACTTCATCAGCGCCGCGCTGGCGCCGAAGCCGCCGAAGCCGAAGCCGGCTTCGTTGGAGGATTTCGACATCCCGGTCGCCGAGCAGGGCCGCCCGATCCCAGTTGTTTTTGGCACGAAGCTGATTACCGGACCAAACGTCATGTGGTACGGCGATCTTAGAACCACGGCCATTCAGGAAAAGGGCGGCAAGAAATGACCATTGTGCTGCATCGCCACTGCCGAGAACTTGGCTACTGCAACCGTGGCCTGCGCCAGTGGTTCGCGCGTGAGGGGCTGGACTGGGCCGATTTCCTGAAGCACGGCGTCGCTGCTGACATCCTGCGCGGGCGCGACAACGCCATGGCCGACCGCGCCATCGCGCTTGCCGAAGGGGAGTCTCATGGGCAGCAGTAAAAAGGCCACCGTCGGCTACCGCTACTACATGGGGCTGCACTTCGGCATCTGTCATGGCCCGGTCGATACGGTTCAGGACGTGATCGTCGGCGAACGCACGGCATGGACCGGGGCGCAGGATGCCAGCGGCCCGATTGCCATCGCAGCGGGCGAACTGTTCGGCGGCGACAAGCGCGAAGGCGGGGTCGAAGGCGTGCTCGACGTCATGATGGGCGAGCCGGCGCAGCCCGCGAATAGCTATCTGGTCAGCAAACTCGGAGCTGTC